ACCGATCTGCGGCAGGCGCTGCGCCGTACCGTACTAGCACCGCTGCGACGTAATCCCCAGGCGCGGGTGATCACCGAGATGGATGTGGGCCGCGCCCGCGTCGTCGTCGTCACCATTCACCACGAGCTGGTGGGCTACGAGATCAAGAGCGACGTCGACTCCCTCCACCGTCTCCCCAACCAGATAGAGTACTACAATCGTGTACTAGATCGGGCCACGCTGGTAACCACCGAGCGGCATCTGCGGGCGGCCCAGCAGCAACTCCCCCCTGAGTGGGGTATCCTGCTGGCCGACTTCTGGTGTCGCGGGGTGCAGCTGCACCGCCTCCGGCCCGCGCAGCGCAATCCGCATCTGCGTGACTACGAGTTAGCTCGCTTGCTGTGGCGGGCGGAGCTACTAGCCACCCTGCGGGACGCCGGGGCCTTGACCGGGTACCAGCGCCAGCGCTGTACGGTCCTGCGCCAACGCCTAGTTGAGGTGCTCCCGCTGCGTACGTTGCGGGCCGTAGTACGCCGCTGTTTGAAGCAGCGTCCGTGGTGGCACCACACTCCCGCCGTGGCCGTCGTCGACCACGCCTAGTCCACCCTATCTTTTCAGTATCGAGTTCGCCATGCAAGTCAGCGCGCGCCCCATCTATCCACTAGGTGATGTCGACGACAACGGCAGTTTCGACGCGGCCGACATGGCAGTAGTCGACGCGGTCTATCTCGGAGCGCCGTTGCCCCCGGGCGTGCCGCTCGCGCGCCTCACGCCCGAGCCCACGCTGACGTTGAGCTGGGTGAACTATCTGCACGCGGTGCTAGGTGGGACCGCGGTACAGCAGTACGCCGCCAATCCCCCGCCGGCCACCCCGGCCGCGAACCTGACTACTGCCTGGCGCCTGACGGCCCCAGGGCAGTACGACTGCTACCTGTGGTGCGAGGCGCCGGCGCTGGTGTTGCTGCATGGCTACGTGACGCCCACCCGCGTGGCACTGTACGCCGCCGACTATACCACCCTACTGGAAGAGCACCTCAACGACTACTGGCTCCCTGCGGCGCTGAGTCTGTTCGATCAGAAAGTGGCGCCCGACTGGCACTGCCAGCTAGCGGCGCCAGCGGGATGGAGTCTGGTGCGCGTCGTCGCTGCCAGTGTCCCGCAGGTGAGCTTGCAGCTGGTCGGGCCGTTCATTACCGCGGCCAGCGACACCGCCAGCCTCGCGGTAGCTGAGACTCGATCCTGGCTGCTGCCGTACAGCAGCGACTTCACGCTCAACCTCCCCGGCCCTACTGCGGACTACGCTATCGCCGTGCAGGGCCTGTTCCGCGCGGTGACCACGCTGCAGTTTGGCGAGGGCGCGGTGCTACCCGACTGCACGCTGGCGCCGCAGGTGTCGTATCCGCAGCTGGTGGAGGATGCGTACCTGCAGCCCCTAGTGCAGGACTACCAGAGTTCGCTGGCGGGCTTGGGTACGCCCGCCCCGGCCACGGCCCCACCCACCGACGCCTACGCCGATCGCGTGGCCAACACGTGGTGGTCTATCTACACCGCGCCCGAGGCACGCACCTTCCGCGCCTTCGACGTATTCCAGTCGCCGTCGCAGACCATCGGCTTGCCTCCGTACGATTCGCTGCTGGTCGGGCATGAGGCGCTGCACGATCCCTTCCCCATCACCGCCGACATCGAAGCGGTACTGCAGCCAGAGTGGGATGCGTGGCGCCTAGCCAATCAGCGTGACGATACGCTGGAGGTATACCTGTACTCACAGTCCAAGTCGGCGCTGTTCGCCACGGTGGATCTGGGTGCGGTATGGCAGCAGCGAGTGCGTCTAGCGCTCAACGTCGGCTGGCTGCTGCAGCGCCCCACCGCCACCCACGCTGAGCTACTGCGCACGACCATGGCGTGGGCGGCGTGGCTATCACGATGGGTGGAAGCTACCGGCACCAACCCCGGACTGTATGCGCCCCCGCTGGGGTTTGAGCGCGGCGCGGCGCTGCTGTATCCCGACCTCAATACGGCACCGCAGCTACTGGCGTTCGAACTGGAAGCCGCCCGGCACTGCTGGTTGTATCCGTGGTTGGGGTACAACACTCGCAACTTCAATCAGCTGGCACTGGCCATCGAGCGCTACGGTACCTATCTGCAAGCGCTGTTCGACGACACGTTAGATGCCGTGCTGTGGCAGCCGACCATCACCGTGACCATGGCCGCCAATCGCCTGGCGCTACTGAGCGATGCGGTCATTCCCAGCCTGGTCTCGCTGCTGCTCAACGCAGCCACCGAGTGGGGCTACGTGCCCCGCACTACCACTACCGATCCCATTGCCGTGCAGCGGGCTACCATACCCCTCGACACCGCTGACCTCTGCACTCAGGTGACCACGCAGACCACCACTTACATCACCACCGAGCATGCCAAGCGCTACTACACCAGCTCGACGGCGATGTTTTCCCCACTGACCGATCTGTACGCCACGCAGTCCCTGCCCGGCGAGTTCGCCGCGAACGTGTGGTTGGTCGATGCCCTCGCAGCCAAGACTACGGACGACCGCCGCGCGCTGCTGGCGACGCTGACTGGCGCGGCGTCGCCGCTATGGGCCATCCAGCAGGTACTGGGCGGTACGCTGCTGACGGCCTTGCGCGACATCAACAGCGACATCGCGCTGCACCGCTTCCCCACGTGGCACGCCGGATCCGTGTTCGTAACCAACTACGAGACGGCCAGTGATCGCCTGCAGCGCGACATCTACTACGTGTCGACGCCAGATCACGGCGTGACCCTGCTGACGCTACTGCAAGCGTGGCCCGACGTGGCGCTCACGCCGGCCGCGTTGCCGTATGCCCGTATTGAGTTGAGCGGCACGGCGACGCTACCCAACTTCGTACCCGCCTACAGCAGCTACGCCCCGCATCCCCTGCCCGGCGTGCCCGAGCACTGCTTGCCGGCGGGGGCAGCGGCGCTGTTCAGCAAGACCCAGACGGGTACGCCCGCCGCCTTGCGCTTGACCGCCGACCAAGCTGTGCTGCTCGTAGTAACTCGCACCCAGTAGCGATTGGATTACCGTATGCGCGCTCGCATGGGCTCTGCCAAACGTCGTGCTCGTCCCGCACCCTCGTACCGCTCGCGCAAGGACGCGCGGCCGTTCGACCCCTCTGAGCTAATCAAGGAAGCCCTCAAGCACGACCTGGACTCCTCGGTCCTCAACGAGTTCGACGATCGCTGGGTACCCAAGGCCAAGAACATCTACGACTGGTGCGTCAACCGCAAGTTCCTGGGGATGGATCCGTTCCCCATGCAGATGTTCCTGATGCTGGAGCTGTTCGAAGACTACTGTCCGTGGTGCTCCGATATGGAGTGGTGGCGCAATCAGCTGCAGGTCGACACGCCGCTGACGGAGTTCCGTAGCCACCTGCAGCTCTACCGTCACGGCAAGTGCCGGAAGTGTGGTCGCACCCGACTGGATGCGGTCAAGGAACACAAGTGGTTCTTCCGCGACGAGCTAGCCGCCTGCCTGGGGCAGCGCGCTGGCAAGACCGCATGCGTCGGCTTCATCTCCACCTACCACCTGCACCGCTTCCTCACGCGCGAAGCGCCGTGGCAGACCTACGGCGTGCTGGCCAATCAGAAGATGCTGATGACCTTCGTCGCCTTGACGGAGAAGCAGGTCATGGAGTCGCTGTGGGACTCCTTCATCGGCAAGGTGGGTAGCTCGCCGTGGTTCGACAAGTACCACAAGTTCCTCCGCGATGAAGGCAAGCGGTTGAGCGAGGAGCTGTTCTCGTGGAAGACCACCTTCATCACCTACTTCCACAAGCGGTTGATGGCGCACTACGCGGTGGCCGACGAACGCACCCTGCGTGGTCCCACGCGGTTCTTCGCCAGCGTGGACGAGGTGGGCTGGTTCGACGCCAAGAACTACAACAAGAAGGTCAAGGGCAACGCTCGCGGAGTCATCGCCTCGCTGGCCAACAGCTTGATGACGGTGCGCGGCGCAGCCGAGAAGCGGCGCTTCCGCGGCGACTACGATCTGCCTACTGCCATCATGTGCAACATCGGGTCGCCGTCGTCGATGGACGATGAGATCATGCGGCTGGTGCGGCGGGCCAGCAAGCATGTAAAGATCTTTGCCATGCACGCGCCGACTTGGGATATCAATCCCGAGTTGAGCCCGGACACGTGTCGACGCGCGGCCGACGAGGATGGGGGTCTGGATTTCGACCGCGACTTCGGCGCGATTCCACCGCTAGCCTCGGATCCGTTCATCGACAACAAGACCAAGCTGGATGTGATCTTCAACCACGGCGATCCGCCGCTGCTGCACCTAGAGCCGCAGGAGAAGTTGTTGACGCTGTACGGACAGCCGGAGACCTTCGTGTGGTACAAGGTCACCAACACCATGCCCGAGCGCACCATCCCGCGCATGGTGGCCGTCGACGCGGGCGAGACGTTCAACTCCTTTGGGCTCACGATCGCGCACTGGGACAGCGAGAACAACCGCATCGTGGTGGATCAGATCATCGAGATCAATCCGGCAGGTGGGCGGCGCGTATTTTTCCCTGGGGTGCTGAATGACCTGCTGTTGTGGATGGCCGACAACCTGCGCGTGCGCCTGTTCGCCTTCGACCGCTGGCAGTCCACGGACTTCGTCCATACCCTGGCTGACCACAAGCAAGACGCCGTCGTCCATTCACTCAAGTACGCCGAGATGGTAAACGTGCGCGCCGCGTTGCTATCGGATCAGGTGCTGTTGCCCAGCACCGAGTTCAAGCTGGCATCCATCCAAGGCGCCACCGTCGACGAGGCGGTGCTGGCCAATCCTATATCCCACCTCAAGCTGCAGCTAGGCACTATCCGTAACCTGGGGCATCGCGTAGTCAAACCCGCCAAGGGCACCGACGATCTGTGGCGCACGCTAGCACTGGCAGTGCACCACATCCTCGACCTCAAATCTGACTTCGCTGCCTACGTTACGGGATTAGCAGGTCCGGCCCGGCGCAGCATGGCGCTGTACGCGGTGCGCAAGGGTACCTTCGGAGGTACCGGCGGCTTCCCCGGCAGCACCGCGTCGTATTACTCCAAAAAGGCCCACGGGGTGCGCGGGCTGGTTACCGTCAAGAAGGGTGCTGGAGGTATGGCCTCGACTTCCAGCGGCCAGCGCGGACGCGGTCTGGGTCCGCAAGCTTCAATGGCTCAACCTTCTACTGGGGCTAGCGTGAGGAAACGATGATGACCGTCCGTGAGCTGCTCGATCGCAAGTATCCCACGTGGAACTCCAACCCGCTGATGCGGGCGGCGGTCTGCACCCGGCTCATGCGTGCCGGGTACAATCTCGACGAGCACTTGCCACCGGAGTCGATCAAGGCGGCCAAGGCCATCATCCACCGAGCCAAGCAGGATCCGCCCAAGATGCACAAGGTGGATCACCAGCGTATGGTCACCGCCGGACTGCAGGTCGGCGTCATCACCAAGGTCGTCTGCAAGGTCTGCACTCAGCCCACCATCATCGCCAAGCTCGCTACGGGCGACGACGCGTACTACTGCCCCGCGTGCAAGGCCGTAATCGGCACGCTCGCGCATCTTCAGCCTGCACTTTAGCACTACGCTGCAGCTTACACGCTGCCCACCTTCGGCTATTTTTGGTGGAGGTTAATTCCTACCGCCACCTTACCGGAGGTCTTTCCATGCAGCGTGTCCTGATGTCGTTCAAAGTCGCGGACGTCAAGGCGATCGAAGAGATTCGGCTGACGCGTCCTAGTGATGGTAGCGTGCAGACCATGCGCGTGCTACCTATCTCGTCGGACATCGTCGAAGACGCCGTGCGCAGCGCGCTCGCCAACGCCGCCAAGCAACCGGTCCCGCTACCCCCTACGGCGCAGATCTACGTCTGCACCATTCGCGATGAGCTACCGCCGTCCAAGCAGGACGACGGAACGCTGGAAGAGCGGGTGGTCTACGGCATCTGCGTGTCGTCCGAGCCGGCTACGGTCGAAGTGATCGAGCCGCACTTCGTCAAGCCGCATGATGTGCGTGTGGGATAGTACATGGCGCTCTTCAAGGTGTCCACCTACGAGGGTCGCGTCAACCCCAGCAGTCGGCGGTTGGTCGCGGAGGCGTCGGAGCAGCGCAACGGCGTAGCAGTTATCCGTCGGGCCTCCGCAGACGGCAGCAAGTCTAGTACCGGTACCATCATCAAGCGCGGTGGAGTGGCCGGACCTGCCTCTACTCCTGGCGGGGGTCTCGCCGCCCCGGGCGGTCTGCGCACGCCGTCGACCATCCGTAACCAGACCGGCAACCCCCTACTAGACAACTCGCTGGTCGACTACTGGATCCCCATCGATCCGGTCGGGCTGCACCAGCTGTGGCGCCGCATCTACCTGCGCGATCCGATCTGCGGTCCTGCCATCGACTTCTTCCGCGAGCTACCGTGGTCGGAGTGGACGCTGTCGGGCGTGGACGACAAGCTACTGCAGCGCTACGACGACACGCTGCATCGGATCAACCTGTTGGGGTGGTTGCCTGAGTTCTCCGGCGACTTCCTGGTGCTGGGCAAGGGCTGCCTGCACCTACTGTGGGATCGTACCAAGGGCGAGTGGAAGGATCTCATCATCCACGATCCCGACCACATCGAAGTCAGCATCGTGCCGCTAGTCAACCAGCCCATCAAGGTGGACCTGAAGCCCACGCCCGCCCACCAAGCGTTCATTTTGTCGCCCGATCCCCGCGACCAGATGGCGCGCAAGGAGATGGACCCCAACATCATCCGCATGATCATGAGCGGGGAGCCCATTCCTCTGGATCCACGCAACACCCTGTACCTACCGCGCCGCGCGTTCCCCTACGACGTCGAAGGGGTGTCGCTGTTCTCCCGCGTCATCTACTTCGTCGCCCTCGAACGGCCGCTGTTCACTGCGTCGATCTTGGCCGCACGCCGGCGTGCCGGTCCCGTCACACACATCGCCGCGGGCAACGAAGAGTGGGAGCCAACCAACGAAGAACTGGACGCGCTCGCCCTCGCGTACATGGAGTCCGAGGAAGATGCGGTGTCCGCCGTCTTTGCCACCCGCAACGACGTGCAGGTCAACCGCGCGGTATCGTCGCTGCAAGCTGACCTGTGGAAGATCAACGACGAATCACAGTTCATCTCGGAAGGCAAGATGCGCGCGCTGGGCATCAACGATGCCTTCCTCGCTGGCGACGCCTCCATCAATACCACCGAAGCCGCCACCTCAGTATTCCTTGAGCGCATCCGCGCCCATCGGCGGCTGATGACCGAGCGCGTGATCCAGGACAAGATCTTCAAGGAGATGGCCCGCGCCAATCGCTGGATCAAGCGCACGCCGGCCGAGATCGCCCACCACGTACGCGAGGACTCAGATGAGCAGGCGGCCCGGGACGACAAGCGGCTGGCCATTCCTATCGTCAACTGGACCAAGTCGCTCAAGCCCACCGCCGACGAGCAGCTGATCAACCTGATGCGGCAGGCGCAGGAATGGGGTCTACCCATCACCATCCGTGACCTAGCTTCAGCTACCGGTATCGACATCGACGGCGTACTCAGCGATCAGACCGAAGAGGCTGAGCTACGTACGAAGATCAAGACGTGGCAGGACACGATGCAGAAGACCGGCATCACCATCGGCGCCATGTCACCCGGCGGTGAGGGTGGGGGTGGCATGATGCCGCCGGGTGGGGGTGGCGAGATGCCCGGCATGCCGCCCGAGGGGCCACCGGCAGGCGGCGAGGCTCCCGGCGGTGAGGGCGGTGAAGCCCCCGAGGGCCTGGCGACCGCCGCCTCCTTCGGTGGTGACATTGAGGACGCGGTCCAACAACGAGTAGCGGCGTTGCCTATTTGGAACGACACGGGCCGCTGCGTCAATGTGCATCGGGATCAGCTGCGCGAGCTACTGCACCGACCTGAGATGCAGCAGAAGCTGGCCCGTGGCATCACTTGGCAGGCACTGCAGAAGCACCTGCGGGATGGCTACACCTTCACCGAGCGCGAAACCGAGGTCATTGGCTACGCGCTACACCGCGTCGGACTGGTACCCGACTTTGTAGTACCGCCCGGTTTCGCCCGCGCGGTCATGCAGAGTTGCGGCCGTGATCTGGATAACAACGCCGGGCTGTTCCGCGAGCTGCAGTACATGGAACGCTTCAGTACCGTACGCCGGCGCCTGGACTCCGCCGGCGCTAACGCCCGCCTCAAGCGCGAACTGGCCATCCCCAGCCGCCGCCTCTATACCGGCTTCTAGCCGATCCGCCTCGCAGTTTTTCCATACAACGCCCGCCTACACCCGCACAGGTTGTGAGACTACTGCGGCGTGCTTTCCCTTATCTTTCTACTACACGTAGTCAGCACCCGAGGTAGGCCGATCCATGTCGGACAAGTTCAATGTCGGTCTGGTGATCCGTAGTCTGGATCAAATCACCACGCAGCTGGAGCGGCTGCAAACTGCACCATCCGTGGTGCACGATGCCGCTATGCCACCACCTCGTGGTCCCAGTCACGTGGATCTTACCGATACCGAATGGGCGATGTACCAGACGGTAGCCGACTACCGCACCGACGACTTCGCCGATGCAGGGAAGATCCTAACCTACCTCAAGGCCCGCTTGGGCTACCACCGGCTGGAGCCGGGACAGCAAGTCACCATCACCTTCCGTCGTCACGGCAGCGACGTGCTGCTGCAGCCGTTCGATGGACGCAAGGCCAACGTGCTGGCGGTAGATCAGCACGGCCGCGCGTGGGTGCAGTTCGCGGACGATGCATGGAAGCACGCGGTGACCGTAGGTAAGGCACACGGTCCCGCGGCCACCGCCGGCGTGTCCCCCTACGAAGCCTCGGTCTACGACAACGTGGACGCCAAGCGCAAGGCGCTGCGGGTAGACCCGCTGGACACCCGCGAATACCTCACGCAGCTGACCCATCTGGGCTTCCATGCTCCAACTACCCCCAAGCTGGCGGCGATCGATCCGGCCCTGCAACCGGAGCCAGAAGCTACGCCTAGCGCGAGTTCCCCGACCGACGATTCTAGCAGTAGCAGTGACGACTCTACGCCGGATGATGGGGCCGACGACGAGTCGGACGGATACTTCTACGACCCGCTGGTCCGCGACCTACCGGATGTGTCGCGCGAGCAGTACCTCTATGTCATCAAGAACCTCAACGACTTCGGGTTGGGTGACTGGGCACCCGCCGAAGAGCACGTGCTGCAAGCGCACACGGGAGGCCCCATGCGAACGCTAAGTGAGATCGATCAGCTGCTGGTGAAGCTGGCCGCGGACAAGAAGCCCAAGGCGAAGAAGCCGGATCCGCGCGATCCCAGTCCCGAGCGCGGGCCGCGGTACCTCACTGGGCATGGGGCCAAGATCTGGGAGTCGATGTTTGAGATCCCGCACGTCAAGCAGTACATCGAGGGCGGGGACAACCCGGGGCACAAGTGGGCACGCGCGTTCTCCTCGATGATGGCGCACCACGAGCACCTCACCAAGACCACCGGCAAGTTCAAGCCGGTGATGAAGAACTGGGACGAGAAGAAGCACCAGGAGTGGGCAGGCAAGACGGCGCTGCGCAAGCGCAAGCACGGTAAGCGGTTGAAGGCGTTGGGCGAGCACTTCCAGGGCGAGGCCAATGCCCATGCGGCGCAGGAAGAGCAGAAGCGCAACTTCGGCGGGCAGTACCGCAAGAAGCCGCACCATCCGTGCGCGCACGGCTACAAGCAGTCGCGCAAGGATCCGTCGCTGTGTGTGAAGAAGGGTCAGCGCGCGTCCTACGTCGGCAAGAAGCGTAAGGCCGCTGAGTCCGTCACCTGGGCATGGTGAGGGATCTCCCATGGACACGCCCCAGCAGATCAAGTTCCACGGGCAGCTCTACGTGCTGGCGGCCACCAAGCACAAGAAGTGCCCCAAGGGCCAGCACTGGAACGATGCCGAGCGTAAGTGCGTAAAGCTACCGGCGAGCATTGCGCACGCTAGTGCGCGGGCTTTCAAGCTGTCGGCCAGGGCCGACGCACTGCACGATGTCGTACCGTCGGCCAAGAACGGGTGGAACCACCACAAGCTGGTGGCGCACCGCCGCGCCGTCAAGGCACACGAACACGCCTCAGCCGCGGCGTACGATAACGGGTTCAGTACCTTGGCGCACGCGCACAGCCAGAAGCAGGATGCGCACGACGCGGTGATCAAGTCCATGACCCACTACAACCCGGATCGGGACTACTAGGAGCGATCATGGCCGCCCCAAAGATCATCAAGTACAAAGGCCAGCTGTACCGCCGTGCTGGCTACATGGGCATGGAGCACTGGACGGCATCGGACACCGCGGCCGATCTGATGAGCGACGTGCGTGATGCGGCGGCCAAGATCCTCGCCAAGGCCATCAACGTCGATCACGGCCCCTACAACACGCCCGGCGCCATCAACGTGCTGCTGTGTGCCGAGGCCCTGTTCGGCAAGGAAGCCATCGATCACGGTGAGGATCTGGCGGAGATCGTGGGCAAGGCCCTGAACAAGGTCATAGCGCTACGGGACAAGGCCACCCAGCAGCTGGCGAAGCTGCAGGGCGCTGACACCGACAACACCAAGGGCTTCATCAAGGATCTGAACGCGGTGGGCAAGCGCGTGGCGCGCAAGTTCGGCCTCACCTACTAGGAGCGCGCATGAGCACGGTACCTACACGGATCAAGTACCAGGGCCAGATCTACAAGCTAGCGGCCACGAACCGTCTCGGCACGCGATGGCAGTGGACCGCGCATCCCGATCCGCAGGGCGGTCCCGGTATGGTGTATGCTATCGAACTGCCGCCCAAGCATCCCAGCAACGCGTTGGCGTTTCGCGTAGCGCCGCATCCGGACGACAAGAGCAAGTGGACCTGCGACCGCCACGCCTACCTGACCTGGGAGACCTTCATCGACGGTCCCTTCGCCACGCCGCAAGCCGCCGCGCAAGCGTGCGAACAAGCGTTCAAGCAGCACAACTGGCCGAAACCCTAGCGAGGACTTCATGCGCGCACCGCAGCAGATCAAGTACAAGGGTCACATCTACAAGCGGGCCGAGATCGATGAGAAGCGTGCCCTCGCCCTGACCACCAAACTGCTGCAGCAGCTGGGGGCGGCCAAGACCACCGCCGAGCAGTTGGGCAAGACCTCTCCGGTTGGCACCGAGGTCACGCGGCTGTCCGAAGGCGTCATCACCGCGTTGTTGCAGGCGCAGAAGGTGCTGGGGATCAGCGCTGGCGTGCTGTGGCCGGAGCAGCGCTGGCCGAGCGGCAAGTAGTACCCCGCCGACAAGAAGGGACTAACTATGAGCAAGGCACCGACGCAGATCAAGTACCAGGGGCGCATCTACAAGCGGGCCTTCGACGACGAAGCCATGGCGCCGGAACTGAAGTCCTTGAAGGAACTGGTAGGCCAAGCTACGCCACCCAACGTCTTCAAGATCAAGGTGGACGGGCAGCTGCGGGTATACCGCCACGGCTCCTCAACCAGCGCCAACTTCATCGAGAAGCGGCCGGGCGTGGAGCGGTGGTCGTGCTACGACCGGGATATCCCCGCCGACAAGGCTCAGGTAGCTTGCACCACGATGATGGCCACGGCCAAGTTCTCTAGTCGGAGGTAGCTATGAGCGCGCCGCAGCTGATCAAGTACCAGGGTCAGGTCTACAAGCTGGCCACCGACGACGACACCGTCTACTGCGAGAAGTGCGGTCGGCCGCTGAGCGATGCCGAGGCCGCGGAAGCGGTCGACGTCAACCACGAGATGTGGTGCAAGCAGTGCGCGGCCAAGGCGGGCAAGCACGCGACGGTCAAGCAGGCCGATCGCGACCTGCAGGCCACTCGGGAGCTAGAGAAGGCCTTGATGCAGGCCAGCAGTGAAGCCGTACACCTCCTGCACTCGCAATCGCCGACCAGTGAGCTGGCCAAGCTAGGCAAGGAGGTCGCAGCTCATCTCGGCGCAGCGATCAATCTGGTGATCAGCTTTCAGGACAAGCACAAGTAGTCCAACCCGCCGCTGCGGCGGCGTTGAAGGGAGACGATCCATGGCGAACGGTAACGGCAACAAGATGTACAAGATCGACAGCACGAAGGCCCTGCCCTCGTTCGGCAGCAAGCCAGGCGCCGGCAAGGGCAGCACCGGGCAGCGCAGCGTCCACGACAGCTTCAAGGTGGCTCCCGGCGCTGCGGTCCCGCCCAAGCCGCCCAAGGGCATCAACCCCAACGCGCCCGGCAGCGCCAACAAGGTCTACACCAGCAAGCCGGGCATCGCCGGGCCGCTGCCGCGCAACAAGTAGTACTCCAGGATCGCGGTGCGTACTCCTGGAGTCATTGCGTACCGTGGCTATCGCTACGTGCTAGCTACTGAGCACGCGCGGTGTCCTACGGGCCAGCACTGGAACGAGCCGCAGCATAAGTGCTGGCCGGTTGCGGGCTACCTGCCGTCGGGTAAGCCGGTGTTCGTACCCAAAGGCCTCGGAGTGATGACCCGCCTGCATCGTGATGCGCTGGCTATGGAAGGCGACATCTACGCACAGCGACAGATGGTAGGCTTGCGACGACTGGTGTATAAGGATGCGCGCAAGCACGTCGCACGCCATCACGATGACTTCTCCCATCGTGACCACTTGGATGCGCGGAATCTGTACTACCGCAAGGCCAAGGACGCACGGGCGGCAGGCAAGCCGGCCCAAGCCAAGGCATACCACAGCCTGGGGTTGGCGCACGAGCAGCATTCGGTAGATAAGCTACTACGGGTAGCGCCCCAGTTGGTGCACGAGGTCATGCGGTAATGCTACCCCGCACGATCCGCTACCACGGTATGCGCTACCATCTGCACACCGGCCTATTTGGGCTGGGGGCGCCGGCCGTGCAGCCCGACTGGACGGTGGCCTACCAGAGCGCCGCGGAGTTGCAGAAGCAGGCGTACAAGTTGTACCGCGCGGCGCAAGAACTGCAGCGGCAGATAACGCAGCAGACCCCCATGGCCAAGCGCCTGGGGCTGCGAGTGCAGACCCAGCTAGCACAGCTGGTCGAGCAGCTGAAGCAGGTACTGCAACACACCCCAGTGTAGGAGTGCGACCATGAGCACCACAGCACCGACGCACATCAAGTACCGCGGCCAGCTGTATCGCCGGGCGGATGCCGGGCAGTATGCCACCCCCGCGGCCGGGATGATCCGCGCGCTGACGGCCCCGGGGTTTCGCAACGTGAAAGCCGACGTGATCGCCAGCTTCATCGAATATGGCAACGCGGGTGGCCCGCCGATCCCGCCTGCTACTCGCCTGGCTCAGGTGAACGCCGCCGCCAAGTTGCTGCGGGATCTGGTCTTGCACTACGGCGAGATGCAGGCGGCGGAACGCGACGAGTTGTAGGAGTATCCATGAGCCTGACACCAGCGCAGATCAAGTACCGAGGCCGCATCTACAAGCAGGCGGCCGTGCGCATCTCCAAGCTACGGGTGGACGACAGCCACCGCGCCGGCGGCGCCGAGCAGACCAGTCGGCTGTTCGTCTGGATCGACAACGAGAAGGTGCTCGACAACCTGCACGACCGGTACAAGCGACCGTGGCAGTTGTGGAAGGCCGAGGTGCTGCCACAGGTCTTCAAGCGGCTGAAGCTGCCGCGGGACACCCTGACCAAGTGGTCCCAGACCGCCGGCTGCAGTTGTGGTTGCAGTCCCGGCTTCATCGTCTACGACGGCAAGAATCAGGACTACCACGTGTTCGTGAGCTAACCGAGGTTGTCATGCGCACAGCACCGAAGCAGGTCAAGTATCGCGGGCAGATCTACAAGCTAGCCACGCCCACCGATCCCATTGACGTGTGGATCGCGGCCAATGGCAACGTGCTAGCCCGGTCCCTGGCTAAGCTACTGCAGCAACAGCTAGAGCGGGCGTACGACTTCAAGTTCGAGCCGCACCACGCGCAGATGCTGCCGCAGTTCCTGCAGTGGGTGCTGTTCGCGCTGCCCAACGCGCCCGCGCCGGCCGGCTTGCCCCCGTACCTCAGAAACCGCGCCAGGGTGCTAGACGGTCTACGTACCTGGGCTGACGACGCCTACGCGGTAGTGCTGGGCAGCGAACTAGATCCTGAGACCGGCGAGCCGAAGCAGAAGTGAGGCGTTGGTGACGCAACCAGCCATACTGCTATATCAGGGCCAGGAGTACGTTCGGGTAGCGTCGCTACCCGGGCCGCACGATCTGTACCTGACACCGCACGGGAGTGGGCTGGAAGTGTACGTGCCAGATGCGACGCATCCCGACGGTATCATGATCGGGTACACGCAGCCGGTCCCTCACCCCCGGCACATCAAGCTGCCAGAGTTGTGGAGCTTCAAGCCCGACGGCAAGCCCGCGTGGTGGGGACCGCTGACGCGGCTGGAAACCCGCGATCCCACTACCGATCCGCGGGACTTCTTGCAGGAGCTGAAGAAGATGCACGCCGTCGCCGACGCCATCACTGGCGTGTGGCTGTGGCCCGAGAATCAGCCGCCGCGAAAACTGTTGTAGGGAGACCGTCATGCTCTACGCACCGGAAGACATCCTGGCAGGACCAAGCATCCGCAAGACCTCGGACTTCGCGGATAGCTACCACCTGTTCGCCCAGGCGGGCATGCCCGTAGTGCGCACCTTCGATCTGCACTACTTCAAGACCGAGCAGGACATGACGGGCAACCTGCGGCTGGCCGATGCGCAGGGCTTCAAGGTGCCGTACGACCGGCCGGTGGATCTGTCGCGGCTCAAGATCGCGGCCGAGACCTACAACATCAGCCCCGACTACCGCGACTACATCGCGTCCGAAGTACCCATCGTCACCGCCGACGTGCCCAACCGCAACATGGACGCGTTCTCGTTCTCCGAGCTGACCTTCTACAACCCGCTGTACGGCTGCTGCTCGTACCAGACGTTCGTGGGCAAGGGCGTGCACCTGCAGCACGACAACCAGGATCCGAAGAAGGCCAAGGGCATCATCCTCGATGCCGCCATGCGCAAGGTGGGGCACAACTGGCACGTGATGATCCTGCTAGCGTGCGACCGCACCAAGGATCGCCAGCTGGTCGAGGAGATCGTGCGCAACCCCATCACCGGGTGGTCGATGGGCGCGCTGGTGTCGTACACCACCTGCTCCGTGTGTGGCTTCCGCTCCAACGGTAAGGTGTTCTGCGAACCGCACATCGGCCGCAACGGGTCGAAGAAGGGCCGCATCTTCGACGGTCGCATCGCCTACGAGCAGTGCCACCTCGTCAACTTCATCGAGACCAGCAAGGTCAAGAACCCCGCTGACATCAACGCCTACTCGGAAGAGAAGCTCTTCCTGGCCTGATCCGTACATTTCAGCATAGGAGCTGCTGACCATGAGCACACCGCAGCAGATCAAGTACCAGGGGCAGATCTACGTGTTGGCGGCTGAAGGGCCAGTCACCGTCGGCCCGCGGGGTGGGAAGATCATCGGCAAGACCAAGAGCGGCAAGCCGATCTACGCGCCATCGTCAGACATCGTGGGGCGCGGGGCCTACGTCGTACCTACGGAGTTGTCGCAGGCGCACATGGCCCAGCATGCGGACTTTACCGCAGCTGATCACCGCGACGCCGCTGCGCTGCACACCCAGCACGAGGCGCGCCATCGGGCACTGGCGATAAAGCACCTGGGGCAGGATAACCCGGACAGCATCCAGCGGGGCTACCGGCACATGGACCGGGCGTCGGCGCACAGCCATGTTGCCTACCTCCACCAGCAGCAGGCCAAGGCCAGTAAGTGACGAGGCTACCATGACCGCACCGCGAACCCTCCGCTACCAAGGGCAACTGTATGTACGCGCGCAGCTGGACTCGCCGGCGGCGTGGTTTGCTGACCTCGTCACCGCGTGTCGCGGCAAGCCGTTCAAGCCGGTGGGCAACGAGCGCAAGGCCGTGATCGGGCAGTTCGGTGGCGCCGCTGTGCACGTCGCGCTTCTAGAGGACTTCGTGGTGGTAGACATGGCCTTTGGCCGAGTGTACCACATGTGGCAGAACCGCACGCACGTAGCCGAGGACGGCATGGTCGAGGCCAGTGGTGGCTGGTCCGCCGAGATGGGCGATACGCCACCCACCGAATGGGATCTAACCGGCTTGCACGGCGGCGGGCGTACCAGCGCGGGTAGCGGTAAGATCACAGTGACCAACGGTCAAGAGCTGCTGGGACACATGGTGTCGTGGAAGACCAAGCTGAAGCGCTACTCGGCGAAGGGCGACTTCGGCAACCTCATGGAGCAGAAGGAACACGCCCAGCGCGGCTGGTGACAGCATGCTCGCCCCCAAGACCCTACGCTACCAGGGGCAGCTGTACGTGATGGCGTCGTGGGAGACGGGCCTCACGCCCCAGCAGATCGAGGGCATCAAGTCGCTCAAGCCGGTCTCGATTAGCACCGATCCCAAGGAGGGCGCCATCTTGGTGTGGCTGCGCTCCGAGCGGGAGTGTGAGCGCGCGGCCGATCACTTTGACCTGCACAAGTACGAGTTCAACGAGGTGGAAGTTCGCCTCAGTTGTGCTGCCACCAACTGGGAACCTACCCACCTAGCGCTGTACCCGCGAACGTAGGAGTCGCCATGCGCACCCCAACCCAGATCAAGTATCGGGATCGCATCTACAAGCGTGCCGAAGGTGACTGGCCACTCCCGTGGAAGCGCATCGCGGCCAACTCGTGGGAGTATGAGGGCCGCCGCGCGCACGTCATCGCACGGCAGGGAAAACCGGGGTACTACGACTTGACCGCTACCGCCGGCGGCGTCACCTTCTACACCGCCCGCAAGCTGTTCGCCCCCAGTTCCGCTACCGTATGGCATCTGCAGCACCTGGGCGAGTTCATCGGCTCGCAGGGACCGTGGCTAGGGCATGGAGCGTAGACATGACCGCACCGACACAGATCAAGTACCGGGGTAAGCTGTATCGCCTGGCGGCGTCGACTCCGGCGCCGTATCCCCGTTCGCCCAAGGAAGTCATGGTGGGCGTCAATCAGATGCATGCAGGGTTGTCACCGCTAGCCACGGCGCTTGCGGCAATGAAGGTCCATACGGAGCAGCTTAGTCGGCTGCTGTGGCAGATCGAGCAAATTGCTACCGATCCTTACCGCAAGATCTACAAGGATTGGCCGCAACGGGGAGAGGGCGAGTCCAAAGACCCACGAGCGCACTTCGTGGCCATGGGCGAGGTCATCGACCAGTTCAACGAAGCCAGCGACAAGCTGAAGGCCGTGCTCAAGAAGAACTTCGCCAAGGTCGAGTACCTGGCCGGCAAGTGAGTTCTACCTACTCCATCGTACGTGATCTACCCTCCGGCCACCACCCACTACTGACGGTACTCCCCGACCTCGCCACCTGTCCGCTACTGCCGCACATCGTGGGCCGCCGCCGCGACCTGCTAGCGCAAGTGGTGGTGCACATCACACCGTCACCGTGCATCTGCCACGTCGATACTACCGAACCCAGCATCGTCATCGATCCCAGCTACTACCACACAGCAACCCCCGCAGACCTGTACTTGGATGTGCTGCACGAGTTGACGCATCTGCGGCAACACCTAGACGGGCAGGACATCTGGGACGACCACCTGCCGTACGAACAGCGGCCCACTGAGATTGAGGCGTTCGCGATCGCAGTGCTGGAAGCCCAGCGGCGCGGCCTGTCGGAGGCGGCAATCCTGGCCTACCTACGTCAACCGTGGCTGACGGAAGTTGCCGTGCAGCAGCTGCGCGCCAACATCGCCACGTTTCTAGCGCCTCGCACCCTCCTACGGCAGGGGCAGTGCTACCGCCGGCGCGGGTAGAAAACCGCCGACACTCTCGCAGATCCTGCCGGTCGTTCCCACCACCACATCCTACCTACGTCTGTACAAACTGCCTTATATTTACTGGTAACGCATTACCGCTGCTGTTTCCGTTCTGCACGGGGCTGTAGCCCAGCAACCGGCTGTGTTACCGTAGTAACGTTAACGACCGGAGAAGGAGATTTACATGGCCAAGGACAAGAAGCTGAAGAAGAAGATCCAGAAGACGGCAGCCGCCGACCTCGACATCGATGTGCTGCAGTCCAAGCGTGCAGACGAAGTGCCGCCCCCGCCGGCGGACGACCAGGGCATCGTCACGCCGCCCGAGTCCGAAGTCACGGCACTACCGGATGACGACGAGTCGTCCGACGACAGCAGCGACGACAGCAGTGAGCAGCCCGCACCAGTCGCCGCCGATGATGACGACAGCGACAGCGACGACGAGGACGCGGAGGAGTCCGCCGCGGGTCCGACCTACGCCGGTCCCGAGGTGCAGGAAGGCGATCCCAACCAGTCCCAGGCGCCGGCTAGCCCCGCCGCCCCGGGCGCGACGCCGCCCGTCGATCCGGGTGCCGCCAGCGACAGCAGCAGCGGCAGTGACCTGTCGGTGAGCAGCGACGAGATGGGCGCGCAGCAGCCCGGCGTCGGCGGCCCCGTAGACGATCCGACTACGCCGATTCCGGCCGAGGCGGGTGTGGATGAGATGATCATCCATCCTATCGCGGAGGTGCTGGACGAGAAGACGGCGTCACTGGAGATGTTCCTGTTCGACGCGCAGGGCAAGAACCCGGCGTGGATGGTCATCGCCAACGGCGACCCCTACGCCAAGATCTGCCTCACCGATCAGGAGAACCCGGAGCTGATCCGCCAGGCGTTCTGCGCGGACAGCTACGCCGACACCGTCATGGCCAATGCCAAGAAGCTGGGCATGATGACGGTGCTGGCCGACGTCAAGGCCCGCTTCTACCACGCGCAGATCTTCAAGTCGCAGCTGGCCGAGACCCTCACCAAGAAGATCACGGCGAACGTCGAGAAGCGCGTCGCCACCGCCAACGACAAGTACAACGAGCGTGTTGCCGAGATGATGCACCTCGTCGTCAAGGCCGCCTCGGTCAACTTCTTCAAGGATCCCGATCCGCTCAAGGCCGCCATGGTACAGGTCATGCGCGCCGCCGGCGTGGCCGATCCGACCGCCGCCATCGAGCAGCTGTTCGCGACCCACGCCCCCGAGTGGTTCAAGCGCGTGCTGGCCAAGGCCACCGAGTGGACCACCTTCGCCCCCGACGCCATGAAGCAGATCCGCGCCTCCATCGATGACATGGGCGTGCGCAGCGTCGACTACGTCGCCGCCGCGGCGCAGGATGCGCGGGATACCGCACGCCACGAAGTGGCCGCGCCGACGTCGATGGCGCTGGGCGTGCCCCTGGTCACCCAGGGACACCACAGCCGCAGCCTCGCGCCGCAGTCGGCCGGGGCGCGCGTGGCCGCCACGTCGGAGGAAGAGCAGCTGCGGCAGCAGTACCGCACGCGGCTCCAAGGACTCCGCCAGTCTCGCCGTACCGGCGAGTAGGCACACCAGGATTTCCAGCTTTACCCCCAGGTTTAAGCCGCATTACTCGTAAGGCTGAATTACCCACACGTTACCGTCGGCAGCCGCACCGCCTCACCCGCTTTACCGTCGTGATTAAGTCGCACGCTCCGTCATGGAGGACCACATGCTGAATCAAGCTGGGAAGAACATCTTTTCGGTGATGCAGGAGCTGCCGCTCTCCGCGGGAGTATCCGAGGTGTTCGAGGGCATGGCCCTCATCGCCGACAACACCGGAACCGAGGTCTACGCCAAGCCGTCCACCGGCGCCAAGGGTGAGCAGTTCCTGGGCGTCGCGCTGGTCAACGCGCTGAAGGTGGTGGACCTGCCCATCGTCGAATCGCTCATCGCGATTCTGCAGCCTCCGGCTGGCCCCAACACGCAGGTCACGCTCAGCCGCACGCCTACGGGCGCGCCGCCAGAGCTGACCGGCTACGTGGGCACGCCGGCCACCATCGTCACCTTCACCCTGCTCGCGGGCACCACCTACCAGACCGATCTCGCTGGCCCAGTTCCGGTGCCGGCGGGTACGGCGGTGATCTGCTCGTACACCTACCAGCCGACCCTGGCTGAGGTGCTGGCGGTGTTCCACCAGAGCGCCATCAACTTCGAGAACGTCAACGCGCTGCTGTCGCAGATCAGCGTGGGTGGCGGCGTCAACTCGGAGTTCCAGACCATGCAGTACATCAACACTCCGGGCGTCAACTACACGCTCGGCGGCCCGGTGTACCTGGGACCGAACGGCAAGTTCTCGGCGGACCCCGGCATCGCGCCGGCGACGCAGGTGGGCGTCTGCATCAAGCTGCCGACCCCATCTACCACGCCGTTGGCGCTCAGCGATGAGCGCTACCTCGGAGTGAAGGTCACGGCGCCGCCGTCCATCCCGTAACCGCGAGCCTGGGACAAGGAGACGATGATGAGCTACCAAGTGACTCCCGTAACCAAGAAGAACCTCCCGGCCCGCCCGATGGCGGCCTCCTTCAACCCCCGCTCCGGGTCGTTCCAGACCTCGGAGCGCGAGCCCGCGTGGAACGACGCTGGCGAGTTCAACGCCAGCTCCAAGCAGGAGCTGACCACCCGCATCGCGCAGATGATCGATGCCTTCCAGAAGGGTGAGCTGAAGACGGCGCACACCGAGGTGGGCGAGCAGGATGAGGCGCAGCTGCGCGCCGCGGATCTGCAGGAAGCGTACCACGACCCGACCGGGCAGAAGATGAAGGTGCTCGGTGACACCGTGGTCGAGGAGCTGGTCGAAGTCGGCAAGCGCGAAGGCTTCACGCGCACTCTGTGGGGTGTGCAGCGCGTGCCGCAGGGCCAGGATGGCAAGGTCCGCATCCGCTACAAGCAGGCCGTCGCCATCGTTGCCACTTCCGCCACCACCGTGCGCGCGGTGCGGTGGAAGGAGCGCTACATCCGGCCGCCGGTGTACTACCTCAACGCCAACCTCCTGATCGAGGACGTCGAGGTTCGCCTCTCCCCCGTGGGCATCATGGAGGAGATGTTCGAAGACGGCCTGGAAGCGCTGATGGTCACCGAGGACAAGCTGTCGGTCAAGTTCCTCAACGCGCTGAACGGCATCTTCAACGTGCCCATCGGCATCCCCGGCCAGCTGTCGCCGGAGATCTGGGCGCGCCTCAAGTCGGGCATCGAGGGCTTCGGCAACCCCGCGGCCACCGCGGTGATGTCGTACGACTTCTGGCCGGACATCCACGCCAGCACGTCGTTCACCGGCGGCGCCACGGGCGGCGGCTACTTCGATCCGGTCACCAAGTACCAGCTGGTGCTGGAAGGCCGCCTCGGCAGCCTCATGGGCGTCAACATCATCACCGACGCCTTCCGCGAGCCGAAGCTGCGCGTCCTCACCGAGGGCCAGATCTACATGGTGGCCCCGCCGAACGTCCTGGGCGTCATCACGCAGCACCAGGAGCTGACGCCGTATCAGGTCGACCTGCGCAACCAGGGCCAGCCGGTGCAGGGCTGGTTCTTGGAGCAGCTGCAGGGTCAGGTGGCGCAGAACCCGCGCGCGGTCTACGCGGCGTTCCGCGTCTAGCTGACGCGACCGTAGTACCAACTTTACCTCACTGCCTTACCCCCGCAGCCGAGTACGCAAGTACTCGGCTGCGGTCGTTTATGGCCTATCTTTGAAGCATGGCACGGGTCACCGTCAGTAATCCTAGCACCTACGACATCGCGCTGCCGCATCCGCTATACGGCACGCTGCCGCCGGGCCGCGTACGCGTGTTCGACGACGTGTCGCTGCGGTTGCTGGAAGAGTCGGCGGCGTTCCAGCAGGCCCTAACCCGCGGGCTGCAGCTGCAGATGGGTGGTAGTGGTCTACGCGACGACGTCGAGCAGGCGTCGCTAGCCAACTGCAGTCCGGGTGGCCTACTTGCCGGCGGCGTGTGGCCCGAAACCGCTACGACGCGCACGGTAACCTACACCACCGTAGGCGGTGAGCACGTCTTCAAGATTCCACTGGGCAGCTACTTCAAGGACGCGCAGGGCGAGACCACCCTCAGCATCAACGGCAATCGGCTGTACTACCCCATGGAGTATCAGCACATTCACCGCAACTTCAACAACGGTGGGCCGACCTCTACTACCGATACGTGCATTGGCTTTGTGCTCGACGGTGGTCCCGCAAGCGCGGGCTGGACGGTGACGTTCACTTGGATCGAGCGGCGCCTGCTAGTCGAACCGCCGTCGCTAGCGCTGGTCACAACGGCGCTGAGTGGGGGCGTGTGGGTACCGGACTATAGCGTGAAGTGGATCCACAGCAACGCGGCCACCAGCCCCAATGCGGTGCAAGTTGCGCTGCCCCCGCCCGGCTACGTCGCCGAGTTCTGGCGACTGACGCCCAAGGTGGGTGGTGAGCGCATTCGCGTACTCACTGCTGAGAACCTCAAGAGTGATGGTCAACGCTACTTGCCGTACGTGCGGGGGCCAGCTGTGAGCACCGCCAACGAGGGGTTGTTCTTGCAGGCGATGTTCGATCCCCGCTCACTGGGATCGACGTGGAAGAAGTTTCGGGTGTGCTACTACCACCCGACCACCGGCGCCCGTAGTGCCCTATCACCGGAAACCATCGTGTCGGCCAAGCCTGCCCCGGCGCCGCACGACTACGATCAGCA